CCTAACAAGCTATATTAATACCACTAAAAGATAAAAGTCTCTAAAATCGAAGATTTCGAGCTTTAAGTATATTTATTGATATTGATAATATAAGTTAAAATCGGATGTTTTCAGATATAGATATACCGTCTAAATCAATCGAAAATACCCCAAATTTGGACGATTATTGATAATTGATACCCTAACAAGGGTTTTGAATAAAAATGGCTGTATGGCTGCATTAAGTGGACAGACACAAAAAACCCCCAATTAAGGGGGCTTGATGTTTTATTGGTGCTATTGGTTTAAATAGCTAGTTTATTATCTACAACTATATCACCGTCTTTAATTGCTTTTCTTAAGACTGCCGTAGAACTCGTAAAGCCTAGAGCATCACCCAAGAATTTTTTTAAATGCCTTGATGTAGTTCTAGAGTAATCCCAATCACGACCTAATATTACCATCTTGAAAGGGGTCTCTATCTTCGCGACTATGGAATTGTAACTCTGTAAATATATGTCTCCATCTTTATATATCACGAAGTGGTTAGCGACTGCGTTGCCTCTGTCGTTAATTAATTGTGTTATGTGTGTGCTCATTTTATAGACCTCCGTTTAGTATAGACATATCGATATTAATAATCTCTGCGTGACCACTTAAGGTTTCATTGCTCGAAATTTCGACAGTCTCGCTTTCTATATCTATATGATTAAAAACAAATTCACGAAAGGCTTCGACATTATTACATCTATAAGCTTTCCTTACTTTGTCATTGTGTAGCTTCATTGTTTTTTTAATACTCATAATTTTATCTCCGTTTGTGTTGGGGGCTTTCACCCCCTATTAAGGTTATTTTTTAACTACTAATTTAACTTGCAGTTCAAAATTTTCTAGCAGGTTTTTTGCTACGTCATCTTTACCATTTAGCATTAAGAACTCTGCTAGTTTTTGTTTATGCTTCCAACCAATCGTATCGTCCATACTCTTATAAGTATCGACAGTGATTTGAGTCATATCTAACATTCTTGAGGCTATGAAGTAGAAAACGGCTATGTCTCTATCATCACCATCAAGGTTAGAATTGTTAATGATATCTAAATCACCATCATTTAAAAGGTTCATCGGTAAGTATGCATTTCTTGTTTTATTTTCTGTTGACATAATATTATCCTTTTTAATATACCAAAGGCGTAATTGCTTTTGATGTGTGTATTATAACAAGTATTAATGATCTTGACAAGTTTATATATATATATGCCAATACGCCCAACAGATAGCCAAATTTCAATTATTGACTAAAAGCCTTATGATAGTATCAGTTTCTAATAATAATTGGTTTTAGTTCTGAATAGATAAAAAACCTCAAGTGATACCTACCTACTACATAATAATAATAATGGCTGTATGGCCGCATTTGGGACTGTCAGAGGGTATGTTGTATCTATACTACAGATATATATCATTTGTTGTATTTATGTTGCACTTGTAGTTAAAATACCACAATCACGCTCTTTTTCTTTTGATATTCTTGTGTTGTATTTATACTACATCCTGGTCCAGGCCTGTCTGATAGCATTTGTTCACCATTAGGGACTAAGCCGGGACTAAGCATTGTATCTTTTATGTAACATTTGTAGTATTTATGTGACACTGTTGTATTTTCCCCAGATCTGTAGCTTAAGTGCAACATTTGTTGTATTTATACTACGTACCGGGGGAGGCTCATTGCTGTTTTCCCGTATAAAATATAGGCTCACTCTCAGATGGGAGGGAATTTGGCAATCTAGGGGAGGATACTAGTATTTATTAACTATATTAACTAATATCTCGGGGTGAATAGTTAATTTATAACTAAATGTGCGGGGAAAACACTTAAGTATATCTTTATTTTACACTTACTATTGACTTTTGATGTAAAATATGGTATAATAATGGTATAAGGTAGAGTTTTTAAGAACACTACTAAATTATCACCCTGAAGAGCCTATCTCAGACAACTCTTTAATCTAACCTCTTAACTAAAGCTCCTTCTAACGAAATAATCATTATAGTTATTAATCGCTAGAAAAGTCTTAAGTAAACGTCACATAAAAGATAGGACAAACGTGAGGAACTTAAGATATGAGACCAGATGACAAGAGAAGATTAAATAAAGGCAATCCTATATTAAAGAAAGGAGTTGTCTTAAATCCTAAAGGTAGACCTAAAGGTAGTGTCAATAAGTATACTGCCTTAAGTAGAGAGCTAATGTCTACTAAAGGACCAGAGATAGTAGAGAAAGTCATAGAGATGGCGTTGGAAGGCGATAGGACTTGTCTAAAAATGTGTATGGATAGAATCTTACCTACACATAAAGCAGTAGAACTTAGGGCAGGTAACGATAAAGGTAATGTCATCATCAACGTAGGTGGTCTTCAGGCTAAGGTCATTGAGGCTGAGGAACAGAAACCACTTGAATATGATGAAGGTGTCATAATAGATGATGCTGATATAGATAAAAAGGTAGTAGAACTAAATGAGTAGAGAGCTAGATGTGCAATTACATCCAGCCCAACTAGAGATATTTAATAGCGAGGCTAGATTTAAGGTAGTATCTGCGGGGAGACGCTTCGGTAAGTCTCGTTTAGCTGCTTGGATATTAATAATCAATGCACTACAATCGAAGGATAAGGATGTATTCTATATAGGTCCTACTTTTCAACAAGCTAAAGATATTATGTGGAATATGCTCAAGGAACTCTTAGATGGTACTGAGCTGATAGAGACAACCCACGAGAATACAGCTACTATGAAGTTAGTTAATGGTAGAAGAATTAGCTTAAAAGGTTCAGATAGACCAGATACTCTGAGGGGCGTAGGTTTATCCTATGTAGTATTAGATGAATATGCCTCTATGAAGGTTGAAGTATGGGAACAGATAATAAGGCCCACACTTTCGGACGTAAAAGGTGGGGCACTCTTCATTGGGACTCCTGCCGGGAAGAATCACTTCTATGATTTATTCTTAGAGGCTGAAAAGGATGACGATTGGGAGACATTTCAGTATACTACTGTAGATAACCCTCTAATCGACCCTAAAGAGGTAGAAGTCGCTAAAAGGACTATGTCTACCCAAGCATTCAAGCAAGAGTTTGAAGCTAGTTTTGTAAGTTTTACAGGTGGTATATTTAAAAATGAATGGATTAAGTATGATGAAGATGAACCTGAAGAAGGTAACTATGTTATTGCAGTTGACCCTGCGGGATTTGAACAAGTTGAGAAAGAACGTGGTCTCAAAGGTAGTAAATTAGATGAAACCGCTATTGCAATCGTTAAAATCTCAGGTGATAAGTGGTGGGTTAAAGATATACTCCACGGTAGATGGAATATTAAAAAAACTGCTACAAAAATATTACAAGCTTCTATCGAAAATGAAGCAACTATTGTAGGAATTGAATCAGGTGCATTAAAGAATGCCATACTCCCTTATCTCGAAGATGAGATGAGAATACAAGGTAGATGGGTTGTGATTACAGATGTAACCCACGGTGGTAAGAAGAAAGCAGATAGAATTACTTGGGCTCTACAAGGTCGAATGGAGCACGGAAAGATTACTTTTAATAGAGACCCTAAGTGGAATGGTGAACTAGAGAGTCAACTTATGGACTTCCCTAGTAAGCAGAGTCACGATGACATTATCGATGCTCTCGCTTATATAGACCAAGTTTCAGTAGCGGACTTTATGCACACAATAGAATTACAAGAAGAATGGAAACCTTATGATGAAATCGCAGGATACTAATGGATACAGAAACTAAGTTTCAAGGTCTAGCTGGATGGTTAGGCTCTCGTTTAGATGAATGGAGAAATCACAGAGATTCTAATTATCTAGATTCTTGGGATGAATACTATCGCTTATGGAGAGGTATTTGGCAAGCTAGCGATAAGACTAGACAATCAGAGAAATCTAGATTAATATCACCTGCATTACAACAAGCAGTGGAATCTTCAGTAGCAGAGATTGAAGAGGCTACATTTGGACGAGGTAAGTGGTTCGATATCAAGGATGATATGTTAGACCAGAATCCGCAGGATGCAGAGTATGTCCGTAACCTCTTACAAGAAGATTTAGAAGAGACGGGTGCGAAGGATGCCTTATGTGAGGTCTTCCTTAATGGTGCAGTGTATGGTACAGGGGTAGGAAAAATATCTGTAGAAGAGAGAATTTGGAAACATCCAGTAGAAGTTCCTATAGAAGGAACACTCACGACACAGCGAACTTTACAAGAAGATACAGTTATAGATGTCAGAGTAGAGGCTATAAGTCCTAAAGAATTTCTTATAGACCCTTCTGCTACAAGCATAAATGAAGCATTAGGTGTCGCTCACGAAGTTATTAAGCCTAGACATAGTATTATAGAAGGTATCGAAAATGGTATATATAGAGATATAGCTATAGAAGGTAGTTATAATACGGAGAGATTTAAGGGTTTTGACCCTGAATCTTCTAGAGCAGATGCCTCAGACCAAATTAAAATTACTGAATACTGGGGTAAAGTACCCGCTAGATTCTTATCAGAGAATGAAGATATAGATGATTTTGAGTATGATGAAGATGAATTAGTTGAAGCAGTAGTTACAATAGCTAATGATAATCATATATTAAGGGCAGAAGAGAATCCATTTATGATGGTAGATAGACCTTTTGTATCTTACCAGCACGATATAGTTCCTAATAAGTTTTGGGGTAGAGGGGTCTGCGAGAAAGGCTTTAATCCACAGAAAGCATTAGATGCAGAGATGAGAGCTAGAATAGACTCTCTAGCCCTAACTACTACTCCAATGATGGCTGCCGATGCGACTCGTATGCCGCGTGGAGTCAAGCTAGAAGTTCGTCCCGGAAAAACTATACTTACTAATGGCGACCCAAGACAAGCAATAATGCCATTATCTTTAGGTAGCACCGACTCAAATACTTATACTCAAGTACAATCTCTACAGAGTATGATACAGATGGGTACTGGTTCGGCAGAAACAGGAGTGAGTCCAGAGAGGGCTACATCTGCTGGTATGTCTATGCAACAGAGTGCTGCTATAAAAAGACAGAAGCGTACATTGATGAATTTCCAGAATACATTCTTAATCCCTATGATTAATAAGTGTCTCTGGAGGAAGGTACAGTTTGATGTAGAGAGATATCCTGTTGCGGATTATAAGTTTATACCTTATTCCACTATGGGAATTATGGCTAAAGAGCTGGAAGCTCAACAGATGGTCAGTTTATTACAAGCACTTCCAAAGGATTCACCTGCTTTCAATGTAATACTATTATCTATATTCCAGAACTCTAGTATGCACAACAGAGAACAAGTAGTACAAGCTCTTATGCAAGGTATGCAACCAGATCCTCAGCAACAGCAGATGGAACAGATGGCTAAAGAACTCCAATTACAGTTAGTTCAAGCTGATATTCAGAAGACTATGGCAGAAGCTCAAGAAGAGCAGACTAAAGCTATGAAGAACGCAGCAGAAGCAGGAGCAGCACAGCCAAATGAATTGAAGATTCAAGAGAAGTTCCTTAAACTACAGAAAGATTTAGCACAGATTGATAAATTGAGAGCGGATACAGAGAATACTCACAGTGAAACTATGAGAAATATTCCAGAGATAGAACATCTCAAATCTGAAACTCTCTTAAATATAGCAACAGCTAAGGAAAGGTTGCAAGGATAAATCGTGGTAACGGACGATAAAGAATTTTATGACAATAGAATAAATCTAGTCGAGACTGATGGATGGATAGACTTAATTGAAGAATTAAAAACTCTATCTGAATCAGTAAAACGGATAGACTCTATTGATAATGAAAAG